GGCTGCCAGTCGTTTATCAGGCCATGTTCTGTAAAGGTGTTAGCAATAAGTTCTTCTAAAAATTCACTAGTACAAGGAAGTCTATAAACCGAATGATGTACTTTTAGTTTTTCTGTCAAACCTTCAACCAAAATATTTTTTATTGTATCTAGCACATCTAAGTATAACCTATGTCGGGACATTAAGCAAGTATAGATACTCCATCCAGTTGACATTATTTGACTGCGTAGCAGACATAAGGTGTCGGATAATGGTTTGGTATCTCTATTTTCGGCTTTGTTAATTCCCGCCGAAATTTAATCTCAAATAGTGATATAATTTGTCTACAATGATGACAGTAGACGACTGGGCAAAACTAATACTTACGATTCTTTCAATATTAACTATTATTGGCGGATCAATTCGTTGGCTCGTAAAACATTATTTAAACGAACTTAAACCAAATTCAGGCTCCAGTTTAAAAGATTCCGTTAATCGCCTAGAGGAAAAAACTGACAAATTATTTGATCTATTTGTTGAACATTTAAAAGATCATTCTAAAAAATAATTCTTTATATATAATATATAAGATACTTTAAAACCTTACTTGCTAGTTATTCTTTTCTTTATATATTTTAAGTATACACGTCAATACCCTGGATTTTTACAATTTATGCAAAAGTAATTATAACGATTTAATAACGATTATTTATATTGTAGTTTATAACGTTTTGTTATAATTAATTATATTTATAATAATATAATGTTATAATTCTAACGCTGGCACCTAGATTCTATACCCCCACCCCACTGCGTCTAGGTGTCCAGTCTTATTTAATGGTATAATCAATTATTATGTGTGCTCCCACAATAGAAAAATATGGCGCATCGCCAGCCAACATTCAATGGACCGTAGTCCGTGGAGATAGCGCAACTCTAAAAATAGAATTTTTTGAAGACAATGAGACTACCTATTGGGATACCGATGGTTGGACATTTTTATCAACAGCCTTTGACCCAACTGGAGCAGTACTTGATGAACTTATCGTAACCGATGAGCAAGGGTATGTAACAATATCAATACCAGCAGACACCACGCTTAACTGGGGCAACCAATATAAGTCAGTTACAGCAGAACTTCCATTTGACCTACAAGTTACAATTCCTGGCGGTAGCGGAGAAGAAGATACAATCTGGACCCCAGTAGTAGGAACAATTTGTGTTCTTGGAAATGTGACTCCTGGAGGAAGTTTATAATGCCAGTAGTAAAAGTATCAAATCCAACATCTAACATTCCTCCAATTGTTAAAATTGGTAAAAAAATATTTAAAACAAAAATAAAGTAAGTGACATAGATTCATGGCGACAAGCATGGATTTTCCTAAAAAGAAAAAATATAATGAAACTGTAGAACAAACTAAATCTGTTGAATATATTGCTGTTCCTGGAATTCAAGGAGAAAAAGGTGAAGTTGGACCAGCAGGACCACAAGGTGCTCAAGGACCAAAAGGCGATAAAGGCGATAAGGGTGATCAAGGACCTCAAGGTTTAAAGGGTGAAAAGGGTGATCCAGGTAAAGGGGCAGAGGGATATGACAGTCCATCTGGTCAATATCCTGGATGGGCATACTATGCAAATAAAAACACAACAGAGTATAGGCTAGGCCCAGAAAGAGGTGATGATGGTTGGGTATCTTTTTTCTTAACAATAGACAAAGATAAAAGTGTTGAAACATATCTTCCAAATAAATCAGTTTCTTTATTAAATGAAGTAGCAAAAAATATTAATTTAAAAACTTTAAAGATTGGATCACGGGTAGAGATTAGATATGATTTTTTTATAGAAACATACTCAAATAATACAGAAATCTGGGTAAGGACTCTTCTTAGAAATGAAGACTTATCTCCAGTCGGATATGCTGGATTGTTAAAATATCAATATCAATATGATCTTTCATACTCTCAAACCATTTTTATAAATAATGATACAGTTAAAAACTATGGAGGAATACCACAGGTTAGAGCAGATAATGAAAGTTCTTTTATTTTAAAAGGTATATATATATCGGTATCATAGTGGTATAATGTTACAGGAGGAATAATGGCATTTCCAGGTTCATATAATTTTAATTACTATCGTGGCGATACCGCCGAATTTGTAGTGCGTCCAAAAACAGCAAATGGTGACGCTTTTGATTTAACTGGTTTTTCAGCAGACTTTTTTATTGCTACAGCAAGAGGTCAAGGTGCTACACAATATGAAGCACAAGCAGTAGTTAGTGGAGTTACAGATACAGTAACTTGTACAATTCTTCCAGGTGTTGGAAGAGACCTTGCTGCTGGAACATATGTTTATGATGTTCAAATAGATAGTGGGGCATCAGAAATTTATACAATTTTAACTGGAACAATAATTGTTACCGATGATATTTCTGGAGCAGACGAATCATAATGGTAGATGTATTGCTTAATACTGAAGATGTTGTTGTTTTAGGACCACCAGAATCAGTTGATGTTTTAATAGATATTGGACCACAAGGAACTCGTGGAAGTAAAATTATTGTCGGCTCTGGAGAACCAAATCCGCAAACATCTAGTGGGGTTTTGCTAGGAACTACTTTAATATTAAATGATGTCTATATCAATACTTCCCCTGGAGCAAACTATGGATATATGTATCAATATGTTTCTCAACCTGGAGGAAATACATGGGTAGGAATTTTAAAGATAAGTCCTACAATTTATTCTGCTATAGAAACAATTTCTTTTTCTTCTGGCAATGGATCAATAACTGTTCCAATATCAGATATAGTAATTGTTACTGGATCCCCACTTACCGCATCTAATTTTAATATTCAATACCAAATTGAAGGAGCAAATCCTATTGCATCTTCAGTAGAGGTTCCTGCTTTGGCAGGGGCTGGTACAAACTTAGTAATAAACTTACATGCCACACAATATAGCGGTGGCAGTTGGTCAGCACTTACTGGAAACAAAAAAGTGCACCTGTTTATTTCTATAGTTTAATATAAAAATGGTATAATCTTTAAAGAGGTGACCAAATGGCTGTAGAAAATATAGGAAATTTAGTACCAACTAAAATTCCAGCATTACTTGATGATGCTAATATTCAGGATGCACTTAAAGCGTATCATTATGGATCATACGATTTTGATACTTCAGAAACTGATTCAGCAGAACTTTTAAACCCATCAATTGCATATACAATTAATGATTTACAAGAACAAATAGATGATCAAGTTGATTTAGAATTAGCAGCAAGAGATATTTCTAGAGCATCAACAACAGCACCTACTGCAGCAGCGTTTACAGCATTTTCTGCAAGTATTCCAGACGGATATATTTGGGTAGACACAGATTCTTCTGCTGGGGTTGGTTATTATTCTGCAACATCTGTTTATACAGCAACTGCTCCAACAACAAACCTTGCAAATGGTTTAATTTGGATTGACAAAGGATCTAGTCCGCTAACTATGTATGTATGGAATTCAGATACTTCAAACTGGGATGAGATAGGTGCATAATGCCAACATTATTTGATTCAGATGGTAAAGCAGCATATATTTATAATGAAGCAAATGATACTTGGTATCAAATTTCTGGCAAAACAGATATATCAGGAACTTTTGAATGGACTGGTACACACAATCATCTTTCATCATTTACAACATCAGACCATTTTATTGCAAAAAAGGGTATAAATAATTATCTTAATCCAGCAGCAAGAAATGCAGCAATTGCATCTCCTACTGCAGGTACTCTTGCATTTGTACGTCAAGATGCTAGTGGTAATACAATAAATCAACTTCAGTATTACAGTGGATCTGCTTGGGTACAGGTAGCAGCAGATTCAGATCCAACCCCAAATATATTTATGCTTATGGGTTGCTAGTGTGATAGAATAAGAATTGAGGAGAAATAAATGCCAACAACATATAAAGTATTAGGTCAATCAAATCCTTCTGCAACAACAGAGGCAATTCTTTATACCGTCCCATCTTCTACACAATCAGTAGTCTCAAGCATTGTAATTTGTAATCAGGCTGGAACATCTGCCACTTTTAGAGTTGCTGTAAGGCCTTCAGCAGACGCTACAACTGCTAGTAAACATTATTTAGTTTATGGAACAACAGTTGCTGCAAATGACACCATTATTTTAACAATGGGAGTAACCCTTGCTGCTTCAGATAAGATTTTGGTTTATGCATCAACTGCAAATATATCTTTTGCGGCATACGGATCTGAACTTGTTTAAACACAATGACAATTTCAAAGGTATCTTTACAAACATTAACATCAAAAAAGTTACAATATACCACACCAATTGATGATATTCCAGATGGTGCAATACCAACTGCAACAAACGTTGGAACATCTCGTTCTTTTAATGATGGGGCTGCAACTATTACTTTGGTTACCCCCACAACAGGTGGTCCAGCAACAGATTACACAGTAACTTCAACTCCAGGAAATTTTACTGCTACTGGTAATTCACCACTAACTGTTACTGGATTACAGTCTGGAACATCTTATACCTTTACATCAAAAGGAAATAGCGCATTAGGAAGTTCTTATTTACCAAGTGTCGCCTCAAATTCAATTACAGCAACTACAGTTCCAGATGCTCCAACTATTGGTGTAGCAACTAAGGTTAGTAATACCGTAGCAAGTTTAACATTTACACCTCCAGCAAGTGGTGGAAGTTCTATTACTGGATATACAATAGCATCATCCCCATCTATCTCAATAACTACTAGTGCTGGAACAACTAGTCCATTAACAGCGACTGGATCATTTCTTGGAGGTCAGTCTTATACTTTTACAATCTCCGCAACTAATGCAAATGGAACTGGACAACTTAGTTCTGCAAGTGCTGGAGTAATAGTTACAGAAACTTCTGTTCCAGCAAAACCAGCAGCACCAACTGTAACAACAGCAGCACTCGCAGATACAGTAACTTGGACTGCACCAGCAACTGGCGGATCCACAATTACTGGTTATACATGGGCTTCATCCGATGGTAAAACTGGCACAGTTAACGGATCAACTCTTTCTGTAGTTGTTACTCAAGAAGGAAACACATCACAAACATATACCGTTTATGCTACAAACGCAATTGGAAATTCTTTAACATCAGATCCTTCAGGTAGTGTAACTACCCCACCGTTCTTCCCACCATTCTTCCCGTTCTTCCCACCATTCTTCCCACCGTTCTTCCCACCATCATTCCCACCAGCACCACCATTCTTTCCGCCATTCTTTCCGTTCTTCCCAGTATTCGTACCACCATTCTTCCCACCAAGTTTTATATATTCATCTGAAAGATTTAAACACAGTATAGTACGAGTTATAAATATTAAATAAATATAAAAACCCCCAAGGATAAAATCCAAGGGGGTATTTTTATTTAATTTTTCTCTTACTTACATGGATACTTGTTGTACCATTCTTTGTACCGTGTTCCATTCACAGAACTCCATGATGACCAGTCTTTTCCACCCTTAGTCATATGTAGAGCAATTTGTGCATTAATTACTGGGTTAAACAACTCAGCATTTGAATCTAGTTCAAACTTTTCTCTACGGTCTGGACCTAACTCACCAATCATATTAATTTGGAAAACCCCATATGATGAATCTCCAGTTTCACTGTTGCCATTAAAAGCAAATGGTCTTCCATTGGATTCTGCTTTAGCAATTGCACATGCAGATCGTAAAGCATTGCCTTTGAAGCCTACTGCCCTTAACAAGTCAACCAACTGCCCATCAGTTAATTTATGAGCATTTTCATACTTTTCTAATATTTTGTCTTTAGAAACCAAAAAAGCCACCTGGGGGGTGGCAGACTTCACAGACTCTTTAATTAGTAAGTTATTTTCATTTGTTGCATTTGCAGAAGCCGAAAAAACGGTACTACAAATAACCAACGTTAATACCCCTAGCCAAACATTTGATTCTCTCATTGTAGAATACCTCCTAGAGAACAAATGCTACCTACTGGTAGCATGTATTAATTATAACACTAATTTGACCTTTTGGTCAAGTTGGAATAATAAAATATAAAAATATTTTAAATATTGCTTTAGTTAGTGGTATAATGATAAGATTATGGCTACATTTAGAGATCAAGCGCTTAGTGCATATTCAATTGGATCTACCCCACCAACAGTTACCTGGACAGTCGTAAAAGGCGATACAGCGGCTTTTAGAGTATATGTGACAGATGACAATAAAGACCCACTAACAATTGCTGATTGGGATATTGAGATGGAAATTAAAAGACCAACAGTGCCAGGGGATATAGACAGTAATACTGCAGCACACGTTGTAACAATTTTTCCAGAAGCAGAAATTGGAGATGGCTCAGGAGAATTTACAGTATCCCTAACATCTGGTGAATCAAGAAGTTTAAATACTGGTGATATATTTGATATTGAGTTACGTGATGATACTCGTGTATGGACAGTTGCTCGTGGCAAAATGATTATAGTTGAGGACATTACAAACAACGAGGAGTCCTAATGGCATCTGTTGTTATAAGTGACAAAAGTTTAATACCTTCAAAAATAAAATCAAAAAGTTATCCAGTAGTAAAATTAGACGATATTAACAAAACAGCAACAATTACAGATATTAAATTTTTTACTACATCTTTAAAAGAAAAAGACTATCCAGAGTTAGATATTCTTCCAAATGAAAGAACATCTATTGCAATTGAAATTCTTCCGTTTAGAGTTAGGTTTACAAACATTGGTTTGTTGGGAGCATCTGCAGGTATCCCTGGAATTGGACTTCAAATCATTGGAATCAATAACTATATTCTTTAACATAATGGTATAATAGGCCTATGGCAAAGATATCAACCACCAACGTAAAAGCCCTGTTTCAAACAGGTGATAGACCAACTCAGGAAAACTATGTAGACTTAATTGATAGTACTTCTGCTAGGTCTACCGATCTTGGATCAGATGGCAACAATGAGTCAACAATTAACGGAATTGAAAACTCAACAATTTTTGATAATTTTACCGCAAGTGAATGGCGATCAATGAAATATATGGTTTCCATTAAATATGTAGCAGGTGGTGCAAATAAGTACTACTCTACAGAATTGTCTATATTGATTGACGGAACAGACGTATCTGTTAGTCAGTATGGAATAGTTGAAAACGATGGGAATATTGGCACCATCTCTGTTTCAAGGGCTGGAGACACAGTTTCATTAACTGTTGTTCCAGTAGGGGGAATTACACCGATAACTCTACGCTACATGCGTATGGGATTAAAGGCTTAACCTAGGAGATAAAAGATGGCAACCGTAACAAAAGATTTTAGAGTAAAAGCGGGACTGGTAGTTGAGGGATCAACTGCGACCGTTAATGGAAAGAACATCATCACAGCAGGCACAGTAGATGCTAAGGGTGATTTAATTGTTGGTAGCGCAGACGATGCAGTTGCTCGTTTAGGAGTTGGCACAAATGGTCAAGTACTTACAGCAAACTCATCTGCTACATATGGTGTTGAATGGTCAGCCCCAGCAGCAGTTGGTGTATTTGATACACAGATTACATTTGAAGGTTCAACAGCAGATGACTATGAGACAACCCTTACAGTTGTAGATCCAACAGCAGATCGTACAATTACACTTCCTAACGTATCGGGTACTGTAGTTACATCTGGTGATACTGGTACAGTTACAGCAACAATGCTTGCTGCAGATTCAGTAACTACCGCAAAGATTCTTGATGCTAACGTAACAGCAGCAAAACTTGCTACAGATTCTGTAGAGACAGCGAAGATTAAAGATGCAAATGTAACTGCTGCTAAACTTGCTGCAGATTCTGTAGAAACAGCAAAGATTGTTGACTCAAATGTTACAGCAGCAAAGTTGGCTGCAGATTCAGTTACAACTGCAAAGATTCTTGATGCAAACGTAACAGATGCAAAACTTGCTTCAAACTCAGTTACAAACGCTAAAATTGCAGATTCAGCAGTTGATACAGCAGAGATTGCAAATAGCGCAGTAACAGCAGTAAAACTTGCTACAGATGCAGTAGAAACAGCAAAAATTAAAGATGCTAACGTAACTGCTTCTAAACTTGCTACAGACTCTGTAGAGACAGCAAAGATTAAAGATCTTAACGTAACAGAAGCAAAAATTGCAGAAGGTGCAGTAACTTCAGCAAAGATTGCTAATGACACAATTGTAGATGCAGACATTAACTCTGCAGCAGCAATTGCTCAGTCAAAGATTTCAGGATTGACAACAGACCTTGGCAACAAACTAGCACTTGCTGGTGGCACAATGACTGGTGCAATTGCAATGGGTACAAACAAGATCACAGGTCTTGGTACACCAACTGATGGAACAGATGCAGCAACAAAGAATTATGTAGACTCAGCAGCACAAGG